TTTGCCGCCGCGGCACTCCGACTTGTCCACGTAGTTCCGTCAGGACTCGTCATCACGCGATTTGTTCCATCCGATGCAACAGCAACGAACAACGTCAATTCAGGCGACCAACAAACCGAATTCCATGTATTGGATTCCGCTTCGGTCCGACTGGTCCACGCAGTTCCGTCAGGACTCGTCATCACGCGATTTGTTCCACCTGCGGAAACGGCAACGAACAACGTTAGTTCAGGCGACCAACAAACCGCCGCCCAGCTATTTGCCGCCGCGGCACTCCGACTTGTCCACGTAGTTCCGTCAGGACTCGTCATCACGCGATTTGTTCCATCCGATGCAACAGCAACGAACAACGTCAATTCAGGCGACCAACAAACCGAATTCCATGCGTTTGTTTCCGCTTCTGTTCGGCTGGTCCATGTGATTCCGTCTGGACTCGTCATAACTAAGTTAGTCCCGGACCCGGCAACAGCGACGAACAACGTCAATTCAGGCGACCAACAAACCGACTTCCAAGTATTAGCCGCGGATGCGGACCGCGCGGTCCATGTTATTCCGTCAGGACTCGTCATCACGCGATTTGTTCCAGTTGATGCAACAGCGACGAACAACGTCAATTCAGGCGACCAACAAACCGAATTCCAAGTATTGGCCTCCGCAGCTGATGCCGTTGATAAATTCCTAACACTCATGTTCGCGTTTACTGCGCGCTGTGGGTCGTATCTTTTCCAGTTGGTAATATCACCATACGGATCATTACCGGTATTAGTATCAGTTTGCGAAACATAAATAACACTGTTGCGCGAAACTACCGAGCCGGTGTGGTATTCTTGGCTAGTATTCCATTCAGCGATGCCCATTTGGTGTAGGTAGGCTGTCAACTGAGTTGCGACAAATAGCGCCGCGTTGAAGTCCTGTTTAGTTGGTAGGTCGTTCGCTCCTAGGATGCCCCACCCGCGCAAAAAGTCAGCGGTAATATTCGCGTCTAGCGTGTCACTCTGGGCGGTATCGCCAAAAACCGTACGCTCGGTGCCTGAGTCATTGGAGGCGAACGCCTGTAAATTTCCGTTGTATCTTGCTATCTTTGCCATATTTACACTATTATTTTTTCGGCAAATTTGCCGGGGTTATCAACGGATGCAAACTTGTCATCCCACGTCAGCGCTTGGGGGTTGTCTTCAAAACCAAAAGTACCATCAACCGTGTACTGATTGTATGACCGGTATCGCACGCCCATACCAGAAGGTAGCAAGTCCAGTGCATCAACTGTGCTTAGGAATGCTGTATCGACCGTTTCATCTATGTACAAGTTGAGCGCCATGTCTCGGCTGTCTGTGACAAACGCCGCGCCGGTGAATGCCTGCTGTATCACATCCTGAATTGTCACATAATCATCACTGACCATAAACGCGCTAGCTGTATTTTTTGCTATTTTCAGCTTGATAAAAAATCTGTACTCTTCGTCAGTCAGACTCGTGCCGGTAATCGACGCACGCGCATCGTAGCCAAAAACGATTTTACCTATGATGTTCAGAAATACGCCTTGTGCCGTGTCAACGTCAAACGGGTCTAAATCGTACAGCGCACGCATCACCGTGTACACTTTTGAAAACTGGTTCGCCTCGTGGCTGATTTCTGCTTTGGCCTTGGTTTTTTCGTAGTATTGGCGTATCAGTAAGCGGGTGTACTCTTCGGTGTACTCAGGGTCAGTAGCATCGCCTAAAAACTCTATATAGTTGAGCGTTGCGCCGCCTGTGTCTGCGGGCTCTTGGCCCATGAACAATAGACCTTCATAGCTGTACGAAGTCTCGCTGACTGTAGCAGTGAGCGCCGTTTCACTTGCAAGCTGCAATGATACGGTTGTTGGTGTAATTGACAAGTTGACATTGAATTTGCCACTTGGTAGCGCCACTGTGCCGCTCATTCCTGTTATGTTCGATGCCACACTACTAGCCAGTGACTGCAATTTGTAGCTTAGTACAGTGTTGGAAGTTGTTGTCAGTAGTGTCAGCACATAACCGCTAAACGTGCCGTCGATGATGTAAAACTTTTGATATTGCCCGTCGCTGCTAGCGTCCTGCGACAATTCACAAGTAGTACGCAATCGAATTAGGTTATCAAATCCGGTAGTGCTGAGTGCGATTGAGCCGCCCGTCTCAGTGGATGTAAACTCAACCGCGTTTTTTGCAGGATTGATTACCGCTTCATCGGTTAGAAGTATTGGTATTTGCGTCCAGTCAGCGCCAAGTGTTTTGTCAGCGGTATGATTGTCAATCTCAACCGACGCTGTACCGCTTTCAGTGAAGCTATCTATGATCGAATAGTAGCGCACTATACCTCAGTTACAACAACGTCCGCAACGTCGATTGTAAAGTATTCGTCATAATCAGGGACTAGCTGCTCATCGGTGTAGGCTGGTTCGCCTGCATCTTTGGCAATCTCCAAATCATACAAATGGAAGTTTGTCGCCGCTTGGTATCCAAAAGCGTACAAGCTTGATGCGTAGGCTTTATCATTGATGTAGTAGCTGGCTCCACTTGCGATAGCTGCTTCTATTGCGTCCGTGTCGATTGTGTCGCCTGAGACGTTAGCGGTCGCGTTGGCACGTACCAACAATGCCACCTCAGTAGGGCGGTCATAGTTGATTGTGTGTGACAAATTATAGCTAGTGCCATCAGGTCGGTAGACTGTTTCTGTATAGGTCGCTGAAGTGCCGCCTTTTAGGGGCGTGCCGCCTGTGACATTTTTGGCAATCACTTCGATAATATCTGCCTCAGTGCCACCTAAAACAACGCACCAAATTTGATGCGCCTGTAAATCACGTTCAGCCTCATAGGACGCGCTTTTATTCTCGTACACACGGGCGTCCGTGACGCCTGAGATGTTGAGCAATCGTGCGGTTAGTTGACCTACGACGCTATAGGCTGCGTTTTCGGTTGACCGCCTGCGTCGTAGTCTGAATGCTGCCTCGGTTTCTTCATCAGTGCCAGCCGTTGCCGCGCTTGCGTTGGTTGTGCTTGTTATCCCATCTATGACTGTATCTTGTACAGTTATCGTACTGCTTAGTGCCTCGATTGCCCCATATTCAACGCTGTAAAATGTAACAGTGTTCGAGCCTGTTGTTACCGCGGTATCAACTAGGATAGTCCACTCTTGACCAAGTGTGTCTTTGCGTATGTACCCTGCGGGCAGTGTTGCATTCTTTGATGCAACTACCGTCAATTCAACGTTTGAACGTGGGGACGGGTTGAGGTACAGGCCGAAAAACTTAGCCAGTCTTTTGAGCCCTTGACCGGTAGCAAAATCAGGGTCGAATTGGTTAGCAATCGCCGCCGCGAATACTTGCAGGTCTACAGATTGAGTAGCACTGATCGCCACACGTTGCCCGTCTGGTGACTCTTGCGCAAGATTGATGTCACTTCCGTAAATGCCTTGGTACCCTTCGACAAAATCAGCGAAAGCCTCGCCGAAAGTTTGTACTTGAATGCCGGAGCTTAGTATCTCAGGTGCCGCCATTATGACACCTCAATGACTTGTGGAATATTGAACACATCTAAGTAGCCTATAGTAAACGATGCAGTGCGACCGTTCAAACTGTCAAGATTGATGCGGGTTACTTTTGATACGCCCTCGGTTGACAGTGCAACGCGCACTAGCTCATTTTTGATAATATCTTCATTGTCTTTTAGCCCCATGATGGTGTCCCAGTCAATATGCGCGTCTATATCCAAAAACCAATCACCCGCAAACGACTTGAGCCGTGTCTGCACGTTTTGGGCAATAGCCGCGCTGTCGCTTATATAGTTGGCTAGGCCGTTACCAAAAGTCCAGTCATCTGTACTATCTAGTTGCGCTACTCTCATTCTGCACCTACTTTTGATGATCCAGTGGCCGCCGGTGTGTATGGGGTTGCGAATACTACCGGCCCGCCTGCGTTTGATCCTGTGCTTAGTGTCGTTTGTATCTTGGTCAGCTCCGTATCAACCTTGGACGCTAACGCCACGAAGTCGCTAGCCGTTGGGCTGCCAAGTTTCATAGCACCATTGATAACTGTACTGCTAGGTATTTCGGTCAGCTCACTTGCAACCTTCAGCCCACACAACGCAATAGCGTCGCTGTAATCGTGCATGCGCTTGTCAAGTGGTGGTTCAAAATCATTGCCCGCATACCAGTTGTCAAAGCATCGCTCGCTAAAAATCAACAAGCAATAGTCACCTACAGCAATCGGATACGATGTGTACGAACTACCGCCGCCCAAAAACAGAGGTAACACCTCAGGGAATACAGGTAGCTCTATTGATTCGCCGTTTATAACTCTGTTGACTACCGGCTTGACATCAATTGTGCTTGTGTTGACTTTCTGTACACGCGCAATAGCAGCCGTGTGGACGTTTGACATGAACGACGCAAAAACGCGGGGTAGTAAATCTGCTAGGCTTGTAGGATCTTGGCTCATAGTATCATCTCATAATCATAGGCTAGGATGCCGCTCACGGTTTGCCTCCAGTCGGAACCGTCATACTCACCTTTATACCCGATGGTGTCAACTTTGTACAGGCCATCCAAGTGCGGGGCCGTTGTCGATTCCAACTCGACCAAGCCGCCTAGCCTAATCGAAGGGTTAAGCATTGTCTCAATCGTGATAATGCCTTGGTCACGTTCTGGAGTGTCCAATAAACCGGTCGAAGGGTTTACGCGGGCCGCGTTGGTTGTGACAACTTGATCCGAACCAAGCATGTACACTTGCTCGTTATCTATGAAAAAATTGTCATCGCCTGCTAACTTATCCAGTATTTCACCAGTTGGGCCAACGAGTACACGCGGGCGTATCAAGTCAGGGCGTGCTTTTATTTTGCCCTCGGTTGTATTAGGCATATCCAACAGGCACATTTTGACAGCGTTTTTGTTGTCAACAATTGCCCTAGATGTAAAGCTCTGTGTGAGGTCAAGCCCACCATCCAAACATTCTAGACGTGTGATATGGTCGGGCCCGTTACGTTTGTTGAAGCCTCGTAACACTGAGCCCTTATAGATGACGTTCAGTTTATCGCCGTAACCTACAGACAACTCAATTGGTATGTAACGTGTCACATTTACGTCTACATCTTTGACAAGCGATTCCCGATGCTGACGGTTGAGGTTGAATATCTCAACGTCTAGCGTATTGGCTGCTTTGCCTGATAGTGATTTTATACCGTCGAACGTTATGTTAAATGGTGGAGTTACGACGATTGCATCGCTACCGCTGCCAAAAACAAGTTTATAATTTCGTTTGTTACGTATACTCATAGCGGCACCGCAACGCCTCGAATGTCGGTCATATCATCAGCTTCGAGCATGTATAGTGAACATCTACCATCAATGAAGTCGTTCAATTGGAACGGGTCAAGTCCTGCTGGGCTGTTATCCGTAACGATAAAATCGAAGGGCTTATTTTCTTGACGCATGTGCAATGATCCACATGACAATTTGACGTTATCAATACGCCAACTCTTATACTCCACGGTCATAAGCCAACAGGCAGCTATAGAAGCGTAACGCAATTGCAGCGTTATCTCGTTGGATTGAAACGCGATTATATGACGTTGGTGCGCTTCGTTTGATATGTTTTGTACTTCGATCAATTGAATGAGCCTATAACGCCGTTTTTCACGCTTGTAGCCAGGCTTGTTTCAACTGTCTTACCTGCCTGCTTACCCTTATTTGATATTCCTTCAGTTTTGCCGCCTGTACCCTCGCTAGGGCGTTGGAAATATTGATTATATGACTCAGTGAACGTAGAAGCAAAACGGACTTCTTGCGCTTGGATGCTACAACGCACTTCCTCTGTTTCGTTGTCCTGCTGTATTGAAATAGAGGTCAGCCGCATATTAGGAATGACGTTGTATGCAACCTCCAAGTTTATTAGCTGCTTTGTCGCGTGGATTTTGGTAACCGCGTCAATGAATTGTTTGCGTAACGGGTCATCTTCAAATAGCCCAAAATTCTGTAGCACCTGCTGGCCGTCTTGGATAGCCGTATCAATCTTGCGGGCAGTGTTGGCTACTGACTCCGTGAATGATGCGACCTTAGCCAGTTGCGCGTTAGTCCTATCAGGCAGGTACTTTGTAACGTTGCCAATTTCTGCAAACACTTTCGCGTAGTATTCACGGATGATTGATGCCTTGATAAACACGTCAGCTACAGATATTTGCATACTGATTGTAATAGGCTTCAAAACAACATGATCATTAGCAAAACTGCCATCTTCAAGGTGTGAAGTAGGCACCTCGGATTCGAGCTTAAAATCTGAGTTGATTGTGGCGTAAGCTGTAAACCCGCCGATGCCAACAGGTGTCTTATTGCCGAACCCCGCTTTTTTCGCGAACTCGTTGCTATAGTCAGCTATGAATGTCATAGACCGCCCTTGACTATCTGACTATTTGCGTCCCTGAGATTGCGTGCAAGGCCATCAACTGTAGCGTTAGCTGTCGATTGTGCGTCGGAGCCGTACACGTTGACAGTGTTATTTTGTGTCACCTGTCGGTTATCTGATGTGTTGCTACTGCCTGAGCCGCCTAGTACGTCGAATAATACACCGCTAAAATCGGTACTATCAAAAAAAGCTTTATCTGCTTTGTCCCTGAACTCTAGCGCCTTGTAAACGAACCCGCTCACATCAGTCAACTGCTTGAATTGCTCAAACATCTTGACCAAATCTAGCTCATTCCACATTTGGCGCAATTTTTCAAAAAACACATTGAACGCTTTAGCCATATCTTGCAGCGCAGGTCGAATGTCCCATCCCAAAAACTCCAAGAAAAAATCACGTATGACCGACCGCCCGCCCTTGAAAGCTACAATCAAGTCATCTACAGCCAAAACAGCCAACGCGATAGCCGCCGCCGTTGCGCTGATAGGTGTTGTCAACACTAGGAAGCCGACGAAAGCACCGCCCACTACCTTGAGAATCGGTGCAAGCCGGTTGATAGATTCGCCAATTGTGCCAATCCACTCAGCGGCCTTTTTGCCAAACTCAATAATACCTGGCTTGTGTTCCTGTATGAACTTAGAAAACGCCCTCGATGATCTCGTAAGCGCCGGGGTTAGACCGATGGCAATCTGTGCCTGCAATCCTGATAGCGCCAACTTTGTCGAGCGTGTGGCATTGCTGTATGCCTCGCTTGTTTTTTCTTGTTGTTCAGTTATGTAGTTGAGCGCCCGTGACTTGCGTGTCAGTTTTTCGACCTCTTCATTGCTCGCATTCAGGAAGCGTAATAGATTCTGATTGATGCCTAAGCCCTCAGCTAGTGGCTTTTGCTGTTGAACACTTAGCCCCATTTGCTTGAAACGCATGCGCACTTCACCCAGAACAGTATCAGCGGTTTTTAACTCACCCGTTGCCGTTCGCACAGATATGCCAAGCCGTGCAAAATTAGCATCGCCAGTGATACCGGCTTGAGCGATTTTGTCACTCAATGAGGTAATGGCGCTTGTAGCGTCACCCTGTGAGGCTCCCAACTGTTGGCTGACGTACTCCATCTCACGGATTTTGTGAGACGCTACGCCGGCATTAAATGCTAGTGTGCGCATTGCCCTAGCTGCCTCAGCGGGGCCTTGCACGAAGTCTGTAAACGCCTTGCCTGCTGTACCGAGTGCCTCAGCCATATTGCCAAGTATAAACACGCCGCCTGCTAAGTCAGCATTGAACACTTTTAGAGGGTTAAGACTGCCCGTGAAGCTAAACTTAGTCACTAGCTCATTTACGACTGCCACGATTTGCCTCCTCTAAAATATGCGCTTCGATGTCCGCGTGTATGTTCGCGTGTTCAAGCAGGTTTAAAAATTCTGTCGTGTCCAATTTCGACAACTCAATATAGCTCCCATAGCCTAACCGTGACAATTCACACAATGCAAAATCATCGCCTTCGATGTTTGTCTGTGCGACATAGTCCGGCGAGCCATACCGTTTAGGGATAGTTAGTTGGTATGACTTCCGGCTAAAAAAGGGTAACTGATTACAGGCATTGCGGTCATGATAAAAAGGATATAATCACCCGCGTACCTATCCCAATGGTCTTCACGCTTAGACAACTGCACGCCGTCATAAACAACGTGATTACAAATTAGCTCTTCGATTGACTCCCACGCATCAGTACCCAAAAAGGCCATGCTATCGTTTTCAATTTCATGCACGATGCTCGTATAGTAGGCATAAACCTTCCTACGCTGCTTGTGCGTGAACGATTTGAACTCGTACTCGCGACCGTTGATCTCGGCTTTTTGGTCGTCATAGACCGCTTTGATTTGCTCTAGCGCGTCCACTAAACCAACCGAACTGCGTCACGGAATTGGATTGTGTACTCCATTACCGCATTGCCATCTTGGTTGTTGCGTGCATCTGTTGGGCGTGTAGTGAGCGTGCCGCCTACCAAATCCCACGTAGATGTAAAGTCACTACCATCTTTGACCATCAATTCTTTCATTGAGCCATTGAAGACAACAGGTGTACTTTGGTTGATCGCGTTATTCAATACGATGTCATCGGCTGAATTTTTGACAACACGAATAACTAAATCGTGTACGCCGCCATCTGCGCGATTACCTACCGTAACATCTTTAGAGTCGTTGACGCGGAAGGTCTTAGCGTTGACCGGTGTCAGTGATAAAAATTCACCTTCTACCAAGTCAGTGTAAAGCCGCTCGTTTAGCTCCAGTGTCGTGCTATTGTTTTTCAGTTGTATAGTCATAATTTCTCTTAGTAGTTTACGTTGACAATTACATCAGCGCTATGGATAGCACCAGTGAACTTGATCGCGCCTTGTATTACAGGTGATTCACGAGCCTCACGGCTTGCTGCACTTTGGTCAGCCAGTGAGCCTGCTTGAAAAAAGTAGCCGCGTTGCTCAATCGATCGATTGAATTGTTCAGCATCGCCAAACGTGTCAGGACTTGTCCAAGTGCCTGGACCCGCAACATTAGCCCGAACGAATCGGCGTGTGGTTTTTTCTAACTGCGATACAAGCTGGTTGACGCCTTGCTCATCCTGTGCAATTTTCGTGTTAGTTTGGATTAACACGTTAGCGAGGTCGGTTTGCAGTTGATCTTCAAGCACCATCTTGTTGTAGACGTTATCAGTGAAGTCGTTGGCTCCACTTGTCAACAATCCTGCGGGCCCTGTGCTGCCTTTCAATGGTACATAAACATCCAAACCAACAACCTTGCAAGCGTCAATCACTGTCTGGCTAAGATTATCAGGTGCAACGCCGGTCAATGATTTTAGGTTCATTGTTTTGGCTGTATTTTCACCCTCAAAATTGACTGAGTGCATCCCGCCCATTTTGGCCGCTGCCATCTTGCGGTTGCCGGCTGAATGATACATCATACGGTAATTTGTGAAGCCAGCGAGCTTGATATACCAAGCGATATTCGTAGTCGCGGTAGTGTAAGCACTCGCAGCGCTGAACACGTCATAGCCAAGAACTTTGTTTGTCTGACACCACGAGCCAACTGTATAAGCGTCGTGTTCAGTAATTGATCCAGCCGTTGTAGACTCGTCAATGAACATTACACCCTTGAAGTTGACCGCTGATTTTAGCCGTGTAAGTGCTGCCACTTTTGTTTCTGCTGTCAGCGTGCCACTAGCTGCACCCTGTGTAAGCGTTGCACCGTCACCGGCTGCAAGCTTGATAATATTGCCAATGAATGTGCCGCTTGATGCTTCACTCATTACGGTAATTGTGCTAGATGCTCCAGTCGTTTCACTTGTAATAATTGCATCGTTGTCTACGCTATCAAATGTCAGTGTAGCTAAGTCTGTAGGACTTTCGCCGCCGTCGTTTAGCTCCGCATCAATGAGCGCTGAAATACCCGCAAGTGTTGTGACTGTACGAAAATCTAAGCCAGTGACCTCTACTGTAGTACCGTCAATGTCGATACTAAATGAGCCATCGCTGATAGCTTGCAGTGAGGTCAAAAGATCATCAACCGTAAGCGCTACGCCTTGGATGGTTGCCGCCGTTGCTGCTACCGCTTCGCTTGCTCCACGGTGGTATCCAATGACAACACGACCGCCGCCGCTTACAGGGTTTTGAGGTTTGCCCAAAACAGCCGCCGCGTATGATGCCTCGTTACTGTCAGCGCCAAAGTCACTCTGTACGTCAGCCACGCTTGTGTAAGCTCGGTAGTAGTCAGCAGTAGACAAAACCGATTGTGACTCGGTCATGATCGCCACGATGTTAGGGTTATCAGGCAACGCGCCTTGTTGCGCACTTTGCAACGTGATATTGATTATGTTTGTTAAATTAGCCATTGTTTACCTAGTAATTGTAAATAAAGTTGGTGTTACCCGTGGTTATCTTGTTCACGCTGCGGGGCTTCACGACGTTGTACCGCATCTGTGCTGTTATTTGGTAACGATTGTTGTACTGCTTCCCTTGTAGCTGCATAACGTTCGTTGTGTCTGTAGGGTTGTAAATAGTAACCCCATAAGTCTTTTGTTTCACAGTGCCCTCTTCTGAGTCCAATAAAGCCTCAAAAGTTTGGGCATTGTCAAGCGCGTTGTCACCGTAAAAATCTATGGTGATTGTCGCGTCTTTGAGTAGCGTTACTGTTTGCGTCTCGGTTGACACGTCGTACTTTTTGGTACGTCCGTAGGTTTTAGCTACTAGCAAGTCAACAATGATGCGGTCAGCGTTGCTCGTATCTTGTGACTCATTCGTTTTCGCTTGACCCATTAGACCTTCGTCGAAGTCCAGCAGATCACGAATGTATTTCAATGCCAACACTACCGGCGAATCAATCACGGCCATTCTGCAACTCCCCTATTGATTCAGTGAAGCCGTAATCTGTCCAGGCATCTGTCTGTATGATCTTGTACGTAAGACTGTCAACAGTGCAAAATTCACCCTTAGACACCGCCGCCTTAGTAACAATGTACTTATGGTCAAGTGACCAATCAACATCATTTACGGTTATGTCTTCAGGGTTAGCCGGTTGAATAGTCGCATCAATCGTGCGCTCATTCTCGCGTATAGTCACACGCTCAAAGTCCTGCGAGGCTTCGACCTCAGTCCAGACCGGCAGAGAGTCCCATGACCAACTGGCAACAGCTAATGAGCCGCTTGGCCTAATCACTTACGACCGCCGATGTGATCGAATTACGAAGCGTGCCATTGTCATACAACGTCGTGCCGCCTTGTTCGATAGCCCTGTTGGATTTTTCCCAACTGCCTTGTCCCTCGCTGTCGATCTCTTGCTTGCTAAGGTTTTCAGCAAATGTGCCTACAAGCCCCAACGCTTTACTGGCTGTAGTTTCGCCGTTGTATATGCGTTTGGCTTCCTTGTTTAGCATTGCCTGAATTCGATCACTCTCGCGAATGAAAGGCACGCGCAGGAATGATCTACGCGGTACAAAGCCGCCAAACTCGTGCTGTGCCCCAACCTCAATCACGCTTTGACCGTCGTCATATATCTTGGTGCCAACTTTTTCAGATGGTAGGCCAACTTTTACAGCGAGGTTCTGCATTTCCTGTAACTCACTGTAGTAGTTTTTAGTCTTTTGTAGAAACTGCTCAGGACTCATACAACCGCGCAACGTCCACCGGTTTGTAATAACAGCCAGTAACGTTGTCCGTACTGCGTAGACTTGTAGAACTCACTACCAACAGTAACAGCCGCGTTAGCAGCGTATGACGTTGAGACACGGCCTATCGTTTGGCTTTGGATGTCCTTAGCGGCACCGTGACCGCCCTCAGTTTCAACTATAAGTAGGTGTGCAATCAGGTTTAAGATTGCTTCCTGAATTGTTGATGAATATGTACGGCCATCGTATGAACTCCACACATCTAGTATATGAGTGTTGCCCTCAATGGTCGTCGCTAGGCTTGGGAACCTAGTTTGAAAATCATCAATTATAGCTC